AGTCTCTTAATTTCTTCAGGAGAAGCATACTCTCTAAAGTCTTCTGGGACATCATCTTTGGGTCGGTCACTTGAGGTGTCTCCGATACCGCTGATACCTTCAACCCCCTCTGGGGGAGCTTTTGTAAAATCAAATAATTTTGCTACATACCCAGAAGCGTGTGCAGCCTGTGCCACTTTCTCTGCCTTCTTACGGGAAGGGAACGGCCCCTGACTCCCCCAATACCATTTTTTGTCCCTCTGACGTATAGGCATTATGGCTCAATATCGGTTCGATAGTCGCTAAACCTCTGCAAACACATCTTCTGCTTCTTTATCAGGTTTTTTCTTTTTGGTAGCTTGACGAATTTCCGATTCCGTGGGGATAGGGATGGGGTTGTGGAAGATAATATCCATAAGGCTTTTCAATTCCTCTTCATTGAATTTAGAGTGAACCCTGTCTAAGTAGTCCCAAAACCGATTATCTCTCGCATTAGCTAAACGCACCAAAACATCAGCCATAATATCGCGTGGTGTTTGACGAGGTATGGACTTACGGTGACCCCAAGCGTACTCTAGCATTACTCTTTATCCTCCTCTTCATCCTCGTCCTCTCGTTGATTACCACCAGATGGATCGTAACTAACAGAAGGATTCGTTGGAGATTGATTTGGGAATGGAACCATAAACGTTGCTTTGTTTATGTCACCTAAACCGTCCGGAGATAAGTCCGCAACATAATCTACACCCTTTTCAATGAACCACATAAGGGAACCATCGGGCGCAATGTCCTTTATAATAGGGGCATGGAAACCCTTCTCACTTAGAGATTGTATCCACGTTTTGTTAAGCTCTAATCCCCAAGCTCGATTCTCTGCTTTTTTGTTTCTTGCATCTGCCCACTCATCTATATCACGTTCTTCAAGAGGGGTTTTGTCAGAATGGTCTGGAGTTCTACCCCCTGTACGTCCTTTAAATTTCCGTTCTGAAGCGGGGATAGCTTTTTCCATAGCTTGAATTTCAGGTAAAGCCTCTCCCCCACCCCCTTCTTCTCCACCACCTTCTTCTCCACCACCTTCCGCTCCCTGTTGTTCAGCTTGTTCGGCTTGCTCAACCTGCTGTTGGAGTTGTAGGGCTTGTCCTTGAGCCTGTATTTGTACCGTTTGCGCCATCTCTCCAGTGACAATAAAATCAGCCTCTGTAATATCTACTTCATCTTCTTTTAATTTAACCTCAAACCCAAGTTGGGCTATTTGCGTAGCAATCCCAACTTTCTGTTGAGCAAAACTTATGCGAGTAGCTTCTGCCTTTTCTTCCGGAGTGGGTAAAACTAAGTCAAAATCAGTAACCCCAAAAGCCTTTAGAAGCTTAGGGAATACTTTTTCATGGAATAAACGTTGATCAGATTCAACTACCCGACTCATAACAACAAGCTGTTGAGTTTGCGTAGACAGCCCCCCAAAAGCTTCTGGTGCGCCCTGCCATGCGGGAGTTACACCCCACACTGCTCCAACCCGTTCTCTAATCTCCTCTTTTACTGGAAGGTAATCCATTTCCTGTAACGTGTGGAACAATCGTACCATGTCAACTCTACCTCGTTGGTTGCGACTAGAGACAGCTACCATAGGAATATAGTTAGGGTCTAACCTAGTTTGGGCAGCAATATGTTCTCGTTCCTTACGTAAGCTTTCTGGGTCATCAGTTGTTACCATAAGCATTGACGCTGGCATCTTACGCTCAAAGAAATACCGATATATGTTCTTATCCATTCCAATTAATGTAAGAGCTTTTTCAAACACCGTAAGAATTGGAGACCATCCATACGTTTCGGAGGGAGAAAATTTAGAAACATGTATAATTTCGGTGTCTCTAAGATAGATATGTTGGTTCCTGTGGTAGTATTTATACATTGCGGGAACACGGTCGTATCCTTTTTTAGATTTTCCCGGCACATCTTCTACATCTGAACGATCTAATGGACAAATCCAATGAGCATTTTTCGGTAATCCCGCTTGATCTAAATCAAATTCTACAAGGGCAGGATTTAGTCTACGTATTTCTTTCACCTTAGACCGAATGACACTTCCATCATCATAATATTCTTTCATCAGATACAAAAAGCCATCATCAACTGTATTTATATCATTATGGAATTGACGTAGCACCGCTTCTAAACTTTGATCAAATACATTTGCATCTAATACAAACTTGTTAAAAACTTCTAGTTGATCTCGATCAGCCTTTTCTTTGTTAGGTTGTATATCCAACCCTCGCCTAAAGACTTCACTAGTAATGTGTCCTAATGCAGTTCGGATTTCAGCCACGGAAAACGCAATTGTCTGTAAATCTTGTACAAGCTGTTGCCTGTACGCCATCTGATGGCGAACCCACGTATTAACAATGTGGTCAAGGCCGATAGATGGAGCGGAACCTGTGTCGCCCTGCTGTTTCATTAACTGAATGAAGTTTAATCCTTCATTAAAATCGAGCATTTGCTGCGCCATTCCGGGTATTTCTGGCATATATTCGGATAGTTTCATAAATTAATCCTTGGGTAATTCATTTAGATTACTAGAAGCTATGGTATCCATAGCAGCTAGTTTAATAACCGCATCCATAGCTTTTTCTTTTATAAAGTAATCTTGTGACCGATTACTATGTACACGTAATTGTGCTAACTCATCATTTTGCTCAGATACTTTAACTTCTAAGTTTCTCAGTTTTTCTTGCGCTGCACTATATTCCGTTATAACTTGATCTATTTCTTCACTAGATCGCCCACTGGAATCAGATACACTATCTAAAATCCCTAAACGTCCTGCCTCTTTCATTAGTGAGATGAAAGCCCCTTCCGATAGAAGCATTACCGATGCATTATCGTCAGTAATATCATCGTCGGGATTTATTGTTTTCAGGTCTTCATGCCATGTATCGAGGATGCGCCACGTTCCTGACTCATCTCGATTCGCAATATACTGCTCGTCACGTTCTCTAAGGATATTTCCTAATGTCATAACTAAACTCCTACTTCAGCTTATCTATTATACTACATAAACGTAAATTTACGCTATGTGACACTTACTCCAACCGCAAGATTTACACATTACACACCCATTTTCTTGAACAAGATAACTATTATCACAACAAGACTCATTAGTTTCTATCTGCAATGATGCATAATCTACATCAAACCCATCTAATACACTCTGTTTAGGGGGGTTCGCTTTTACTAGAACCTCTTTCTCACGGCTCCCCGATCTATACACGGTAATACCTTTACAATCATTCTCCCATGCTGTCATATAAGCAGTATACACATCTTCAACAGTTGCGTCATTCGCAAAGTTTATCGTTTTAGAGATACCTGAATCACAGGAATCTTGGAAAGCAGCTTGCATTTTTACGTGTGCTTCTGGAGAAATGTCCCCCGCCGTAACGTAAACTTCTTTCGCCCACTCTGGAACATCCGAACGGGTTTTGATAGACCCTCCACTAGCAATGTGTTCCATTAAATCATCCGAATAAAATCCATGTAGTTGGGCATCTGCCTCAAAATATTTATTGATATAATATAATGTTTCCCCTTCTAGGATGTTCATCTTACGCCAAGCAATCGCAAAGGTCGGCTCAACGCCACTTGATGTATCTGCAAGCATAGAAATGGTTCCCGTTGGAGCAACCGTCAAGCGGCAAGCATTTCTAAATTTTTCTTTCTTGGAAGCATCTGTAATTTCATGATACTTATCTAATACCCTATAGTCACTGCTATGCCATGCGGGGAAAACGCCTCTCTCCTTCGCTAAACTACGAGATTCATTATCTGCAATGTCTTTTACGAACCCCATAATAGTTTTGCCCACTTCACGACCTTTGGGTGTATCGTAACCAATTCGTAACTGTATGAGTAGGTCAGCAAATCCCATAACACCAAGCCCGATTTTTCTAGTAGCTTTAGTCATCAATTCTATCTCTGGTGTTGCGTAATAGTTTGCATCAATAACATTATCTAAAAAGCGTGTAGCTATCTTCGCTACTTTTCCTAATTCCGACCAGTCAATATTATCTCGCCATTCAATAGAAGGCTCTGATGATTTAGTAAAAGCTGTAGACTTAAAGAAATTAGCTACATTAATTGAACCTAAATTACAAGATTCATTGCCTAACAACGGCTGTTCCCCACAAGGGTTGGTTGCTATCATATCTCCATACCGCTCACTAACATGGTTGTCCCGGTTAACCGCATCAAGGAAAATCATCCCCGGCTCCCCATTTCTCCATGCCCCCTGTACAATTTTACTAAACACCTCACGAGCATCTAACTCTCCAACCACTTCTTTGGTACGTGGGTTAATAAGAGAATAGTTTAGCCCATACTTAACAGCCTTCATGAAATTATCTGATACGCCAACCGAAATATTAAAATTATGAATCTCCCCCTCCACAGATTTGCATTCGATAAATTCAAGAATGTCTGGGTGATGTACGTCCATTACCGCCATGTTTGCCCCATCACGCTTACCGCCTTGAGTAATCATAGACGACACTCTAGAAAGGGTTTTTAGCACTTCTATAGGGCCGCAAGAAACCCCATGGGTAGTTTTAATTCTATCTCCTTTAGGGCGTAACTTCGATAATGCAAACCCTGTGCCGCCACCAAATTTTTGTACCATCGCTGTATCGTGAGCGGCTTTCATTATCCCTTCCATACTGTCTTCAAGAGGTAACACAAAACACGCAGACAAGGTACCTTGTTCCGTACCCGCATTCATTAAGGTAGGAGAATTAGGTATGAAATCTAAATTAGACATAATAGTATAAAACTCATTAGATGTAAGTCGAACATCAATATCTAATTTACCGTACTGTTTTTCGACAGCGGCAATCGCATCCGCAACACGACGAAACATATCGGGGGCTTTTTCAACTATTTCATTATCATCATTTTTCAAAAAATATCTTTTTTTAGCAACTACCTCAGCTTGAGGACTCAATGTGATCGGTAAGGTAGCGATGGTAGCGGTAGTCATGGGGGTTATCATTAATTTCTCCTATCCTCTGTATCCACAGTACAAACATAATTTACGTTCCATTACCCAAAAACTTGGCTGGCATACCCCTTCGGAACAACCGGGGTTAAGATGCTCTTTAGTTTCTTCTTCTTCACCAGACTTATATGATAGCATAACGTCCATGCGTTTCGCAAGGTCTTTACCTAACCCATCGTCACTACCGTCGGCTCTACCTTCGGGCGTTTCACCCGGAGCCACCGCCTCGATCCAATCAGATGTACTACCTAGTGTTTCATATTTAAACACAGTTGTTTCCCATGCAGCTTGCGCTGCCAAAGCAATAGAAAAGAAAGCATCCCCATGACCCATCGGAGTAACTGGTGCTTTCAAATCATTATTAACAGAAATAATCTGTTGTGTTTGTCGTTCATCTTTCAAAAGTTTTAAGATACCGCCATGCACTGCTTGCTCCAAAATTTGAGCCATCGTGTGCTTACTTTTACTTGTGAAAGACATGGGATGCCATACTTGGTCTAAACCACGATCTTCTAATTCTCCTCTTGTATTATCAATATACCCTTTATCTAGCTGAAAGTTTTGTGCTACTTCATTCAAAAACTCTATTTGATCGGAATAATTCCAGCCGTCTAACCATGTCTGATTAACCTGCTTTAATTCATCCCCCTCCCTACTAAAAATTACGAGATGTGAGGGGTGGCGTTTTTTGCCTACATCAAACCCAGCAAATAATTGTTCATTTGGACGCTTTTCGTATTTCTTATAAGCACTAAAATCTCGTAAATTTGCGTCTTCACACTTAGAAATATCCTCTCTATTAAAATAAGACTCCGTTTGGAAGGAGGGTTGGAGAAGAAATTCTGAAGCAAATGATTTCGGGCGAGCCGTTTGTTGCGCCACTAACCAGTCCTCCGAATATAGATCAGGCATAAGAACCCGTCTTGTTGGGGTGGGGTCTAGTGCAGGTAGTACCCGTGAAATAAACCGTGGGTCTCTTTGCAACTTAGCTAAAATATCATCAGGTAACATAGGTGTTCCAAGTACTATGACTGGGGTATCTCTATTTGGTATGAACATCGTTTCTGTCATAAAGTGATCTTCAATTTTATTCATCTCGCCCAGTTGCAAGGGGTTTTCGGGGTCTCTCAGGATGTCGTCGGCAATCAATGCTCCATTAACGTGCATTCCTCTTTTGAATGAAAATAACCCCCCGTGCAATATCTCAATAGGTTTACTATTTATAGTATATCTAAATTGAAATTCAGCACGGGAATTTCGTGGTGTTAACCAATCCATTAAAACTGGGTTACGTTGGACAGTCTTATTAATTTCAGAGATATGATAACGCGCCATTGTGTCACTATAAGATAAGTAAAGAATCGACGTATCACGCTTCGCTTTTAGCAGTCGCCAAATACTAAACCCATGCCCTAACAAAGTACTTTTAAAATGGAATCTTGGCAGGATGGCGACGTAATTTTTCTTCTCGTCTACAGCGCGTTCTGCATCATCCGCAATTATTCCTACATGCCACGAACTAAATAATTCTGGACGATCAAAGCTTTGAGACCAAATATTTTGAATAAACTCCTGAAAACTACCAATCTTATTTTTCTGATTAACTGACAGGCCCTCAGATAATTTCGCTAACGCATCTATTACTGTTATAGAATCATCTTTTGTTGAAGAAAAGGGCATTATTTATCTACCCCAGCCTGTTGAATAATTCCTTGGAATCGAGAAGCTATACGCCCAAGAACCTCAGAATCTGAAATTTCTTCTACTAAAACATTTAAAATATCTTGAACAAATTGAATGTTAATTAGACCTTTCATCGTCTCTCGTTCTCCCTGAATTCCCATATCAATAGTACGAGCGGCTGTACCCGCATCATGAAATTCTAAACCTACTAAATCAGCTTCTGCTTTTTGTCTAATTTTACCATAAATATCTAGATGCTCTGTATTCAAGCGAGCAAACCGCTGACTTTCTGTTTCCATTATAGCTGCGGTTCCTGCACTTTGTAATTCCAAACGCTTTTCATCCCAATTGAATCTTTTTGACCATGCATAAATTGTAGAAATTGTAACATTAATTCCAAATCTATCGGCGAGTTTTTCAGTTATTTGTTTGGCGGAATGATCGCCAGCAACGTATAAACTCATAGCCTCTAACCTAACTTCGGGAGATATGATTCTAGGCATTAGTGTACCCCAAACGCTTCAGTCCCATGCTCTGGTGATTGAGAGTCAATGTTTCCCCCGTAAGGGCTACCATCGCTTTGTAATAATTTGCTGAAATCCATATATCCTGTCTTATTAGACGCTGCATTGAAACACATAGGCACTTTAAATTTAGCTCCGTTAGAAAAGAATTCTTGAAAATCCACTCCAATTTCATCTCTTGTACAAACTCCCCGCCAAACATTTTCTCGTTCACTGATTGGTTTATAACTGCTGTTCTTTACAAGCGTACCTGTAGTCCGTTGGGTATCTTCAAACTGTTTATTGTTTACACACGCCAAGTACTTACACCAAATCACAACACCGTGTTCTGCTTTTAAATCTTCCCATGTTGTACCTTCTGGGAGCTTATCTTCATAAACGGGGTTTTCTGGAACCGCCCCCGTATTCATATAAAATGTCATAGGTTTTTCTATTTTAGGCAATAGTCTCTCCTTTTCTTTTCGCCCACAAAGCTATACAAGCTGCGTCGGCGTAATCTTGTTCGGGGAATATATCTCCCCACTTCTCTACAGCAAATTTTTTAATGTCTGGTTTACCTGCATTACCCTTACCTAGAATTTGTTTTTTCCAACTTCTATTATCAACTGGGTAACAAAGAATTCCTTTAGTATGTAACAGATATTTCGCAACGCTAACTACCCCAGAAATTTCCATGGTAGTACGAGCATTTTGAATATATATCGCTGCTTCAATTGCAGAACATTGTATATCATTATACTCTAATTCGTTCTCTAAGTACACCGAAAAGTTATCAAATATTTGAAAAAGTCTGTTATCAAAAGAATCTTTAGGGGTCGAATGAAATTTTAACTTTGCGACAATTTCTTCCACTTCATTTATAATTACTCCATGCACAGCCTTAGAAGAACAGTCTAATCCTAAATAGTTCATCGTTGGCGATCCCCCATAGTCCGTAATCCAACAACTCGTGAAACAGATGCATATGCTTTATCATATGCTTTGAGCGTCCCACTTAATTGCTTCACCGCTGCCTCAGTCTCGATAACTTCTTTACGTAACTCCCATAATTGTGGGTAGGAGTTCAAGGCTTCCCCACGTAACTCTTCTCGTGTTGGCTTTTTCTTCCCCGCTTCTTCACGCTCTGTCGCTATATTATTCATAGCCTTAGCTATCCCATCGTCAAACGCCGCTTGTAAAGCGGACAGGGTACTGTCAAGTTTTGCCACTTCAGCTTCAAGATAACTTGTATATCCACCAAACATAGCTAAATAACTTTCCAGACCTTCGTTTGAAGTAGTAGCATAATCGCCTAAAGGTAACTTTGGAAGATTAGAAATATCGACATCAAAAGAAGAAACTTGTAAATCAGATTCCAATCTACGTCGAACATTACCTAACGCTTTCATTGGAGTCCACCCCGTAGTTTTTTCACCCTCTTTATAGTTAACCATCTTTTACTCCTCAATATTCTACAGCTAATCCGCGGGTATCTATATTTTTACATTTACACCAAACATCTCCAGTGCAAGTAGCTGGTAACTCTGACATATTCATAATGTTTATACATCGTTCCAACAAAGTTTCCCAAACTTTTATATCTCGCTGTACTTTAAAAGCTTTCAATTTTTGGTCGTTTTTATTCTCATACAACACAATTCCATAATCTTGCTTTAGTAAGTTTAGATAAATCTGTAACTGTATGAAATGATCTTGTTTAGGAGAATTTTTTAGTTCATTAAATCCCTTGTCATTGATTGACTTTAGTTCTAGAACCGCCTTCCCCTTAGTTGGGTGGGCGATAATAAAATCTAATCGTCCACTAATAGGGGGGGAAGCTAACTTTAATGGTTGCTCACGAGCGATAAGAATATTCATCTTTGTAAAATATTTAGTCATACGATCTTCTAGCGACGAGCCTGTATCAAAGATACGTTTTACTCTAGGGTCTAAATCTTCCCATGGAAGAAAACCATTAAAAGATGCATAGAGGTACTTATCACAAGTACTACCTAATGCAGAAGGATAAAACACCTGCCCACGATGCGGAGACATCTTACCTTTTAGATGTTCATCTAGTAAATTAAGAAAATCTTTATCTTGATTACTAACTCTAGGGCCAGATTTACGTTTAGTAGTTTTCTTTTTTATCCCTGTGGTTTTGCCAATTTGTTTAATTCCCGCCATAGAAATTCCTTTATCTTGCCTTTAGTTGTTTCTTTACAATGTAACACAATTTGTATATCTCCGGTTTGTATCAACTTACCGTCCCGTATCCGATCTCGTTTACCTAGATGCCCGTATACCCCATCCGCTTCAATCACCATGCTAAGTTCGGGGATATAAAAATCTACCGTGTATGGTGGAAAAGGTGCTTGCGTTTCGTAACGTATGCCCCATTCAGATAAATACTCAGCGATTATATTCTCTTGGTCAGTGTAGTCTCTAGGTAACACTATTTTTTAGTTCCTCTAGTAATTGTTCATCTTCTAGGAAGCTTTTCTTTAACCCGTTCAGACCCATATACTTTTGTTCTTTATGAGTATACCATGGCCCCGCTTGTGTAATTAGTTTCTTATTTAAAGCTTCTCTAATGTAGCTCTCTAAAATATCTATCCCCCCATCCACTCTAAAAGGTACAGCCGCAGAGTTCCAATTTTCTCCACCGATCTTAGTTTTACGTAATCTAACTTCCATGTCAAAGCCTACCTTCGTACCATTTTCCTCTATCCAACCTTTACGACGTACCTGCAAAAGTGCATGTGCGAAGAACGATTGCGCTAACCCGCCGGGCATATTATCTAATGCCACAGGGCCGATACTACTACGAACTTGGTTGACGGCTACCAACGCTCCACCATTAGATAAACTTGGAAGAACTTTAGGTAATGAAGAGTTCACAAAACGTGCTTGCCACGCCATTGGATTAAATGAGAAGTCCTCTTCTAAATTTTTATGGGGTACGAGACCAGCAATACTATCTAATACTACTAAATCAAAGGACGCATCCAGTAGGGTGC